TCGCCCTCTATCCGCAGCACGCCTGTGTTCAGCCTCAGCCGCAGCAATCGCATGCCGTATTCCACAATGCCCCTGTGTCCGCGCACCGACAGCCACGCACCCTGCGCATCCATCGTCACCACCGCGCCCCGCACCGTCTCCCTCTGCATACCATCCCCTCCGCAAAAGTGTATGCACGCCGCCCGCTCTCCTTGCCTGCAAAACCGCACGGATGTGCGGCACAGGTGCACAAAAACAATTGATCCGACCCATGAACTCCTCATAGGTCGGATCCTTTTTTTGACTTATTGCGATGTATCGGCACTCTAATCATCCAATGCCAGTATGTCTTTTATTTCCAGTTCCTCTTCCGATGTCAAGGTGATCAGCGGTTCCTCATATGCACCGACGGTAATAAAAATACTCTTACCGCGCAAGCTTCCAACAAAAGTAAACATCAAGCGCCGCCTGTCATACGCCGCGCTTTCAATATACCCGCTCAGATCGATAAACTCATCAAGCCCATAATGCCTGCTTACAGACTGCATGTCCCTTTCCACGCCTTCATCCACATCCACAAACAAGACCTCGATCTCCGATTCCCTGATCAGCCGCGCCAGGTCCCGATATGTGAACGCCTTCGTATCGTAGTATTTATTGTATCGTCCATTAAACCGGTTTTCCAATATCTTCTCTATTTTCATTTTCTGCACCTTCTATATTGAACTCGCTTTATTTTCACAACGCCTTGTTTTCCGGTTCTTTCTTCCAATAAAGCATATCGGAAAAGCGAAGAAACACTGCCGTCTTCACGCACCGCACAGAGCGTTGCATAAAAGCACGACATTCATTTGTCCAACACGCTTGCATTTGTCCGTGGTCACTTTTTCAGCCAATTACCGCTTTCGTCCAATCCATAAGCTCCATATGCCTGTTCTCTATCAAGACCGCCACGTTGAAACGCCTGTTCCGCCTGATAACGCGCTTCCTCCAAGCTCAACGGTTCCATAGATCGTAAGGATTGCTGTTCTTTTACTCGACTGTCTTCGGATTTGTCGGCCGGATTTCCTCTTCTCCGGGGTGATGCACTATTCCTTTTGTTCATTTCTGCCTCCATTTTGCAAATACCAATTTTCTGATTGTTTAGATATTATACCATATAGCTATAGTCTATACAAGAACACTCCCGACAGCTAGTGCTGCCGGGAGTGCAACTGCTTTACGCTCACACTATCTCTTTTTCAATCCCAAACCCGTCTTGATCGCCGTAAGCCCCTTGGTCACCGCGCTGCTGCCGATGCTCTGCGCCTTTTCTTCCTTCTTTTTACTCGAGGACGATCCGCTGCTCTTCTTGGCTTTGGATGCCGCGCTGTTGTACGCGCTTGCCAGCTCCTGCTGACGCTTCAGTTCTTCCTCCCACTTTTTGAGATTGGCTTCCTGCTGCATCTGTGCATTGAACTTCTGCGCCTGCAGCACCGCGTCCTGCTGATGCTGCCACATGCTGCCCGCGTATTCCGCCGCATTCGCCGCGCGATTGGCCTCGATCTCCAGCAGCGCATCGTTGAAGCTGTTCAGCAGCTGCACGCCGCTTTCCTGTGCGTTGGCTTCATTCCTCGCCAGCATGTCCGTTGCATAGCTGGACCTGCCAAAGCCTCTTGCGTTGGCGGCGTTTTCCAGCGTCGCAGCCGATTGTACACGGTTCTTTTCCAGCTGATCCTGACTGTACTCCAGCTGACGCTCCGCCGATCGCTTCTGTGCCTCTGCCTGCGCAGCAAACAGTGCATCGCCCAAGCTCAGCCATTCCTCAAAGCTCTTCTGCTCGGGCACATCCACCTGTACCACCTCAAGCTGCGGCACATTGCCGCTCATGCCGCTCACCAGAGCATCCACCGCCGCCTTGTTTTGCTGATAGGCGCTTTCGGTGTACGCACCCCACTTGCCGTCCACACCGCCCGCGCCAAGGTCCGCGCCCAGGGTCTGCAGCGCCGCCTGCACCGCAAGCGTGTAGTCCTCGTTTTTGTTCTTATCGTAGCTTGCCATGTTTTTCCTCCTTCTACTCCATCACAAGGGCTTGTCCGAAGCAGCCGTATTCCGGCACATACACTTCAGCATTTTCAACATGCGCCAGTACCTGTACCTGCGTGACCCCCGCGCTGCGGTTGCCCAGCAAAAACGGTACGCTCATGGTGAAAAAGCCCTCCGCCGCCTGCGTAAACTGCGCAACTTGGCTGTTGTTTTCCATGATGCGCACATGCAGCACCGGCTGTGCATTGCTCAGTCGATAGCCTTCGCCCGATATGTTGATCAGCATCAGGATCTGCGCATCGTCGCCGTGTGAGAGCGTAAAGTTGCACACATTGATGCTCTCGCCCACCAGCCACAGCTCCTCCGAGGTATTGCGCGCGGTCAGGCTCTTTGTCCCGCCCTCGTCCTTGCTTGTGCTGCTCTTGGAAAATCCCTTGATGATGAAGCTTTCGTTGACATACTGCAAAAACTTGTTGAGTTTTTCCTGCTCCTTTGCCATCTGCGAGCGCGACGCCATGGGATACTTGCCGTTTGCATCCCGATAACTCAAGTCCTTTGCCGCCGCGCCGCACAGATCCAGCCGCGGTGTTGCGACCACATCCACCTGAAACCGGCTCATGCCTATCCCTCCGTTTCGATCTCAAGGCCGCCGGTAAAGCAGAACGCCGTCCCCTCCGCCGCCTCTATACTCATGCGGAACCTGCGCCCGCCAAGGCGCATTTTCCGCTCAAACAACTTATCCTCCCACTTGCCGTGCGTCAGTACGCGCGTCTTTTTTCCGCGTTCGCTCTCCACCGTTACGGTCACAGCAGGCTTTCCCTCCTGCGCCGTCATCCTTCCGTAAAGCGCCACGCCGCGCACGATCTTTTCGGCATTGCTGCCAAAGTCCATCCACGGCGTCGTCCACTGCGCCGGTGCTGCGGTCCCTTCGCCCATCACGCGCACCATGCCGTCATCGCACAGCGTCAGCAGCTTTTCACGCATCCTGCCCGCCCGTGCAAAGCCTGTTACGCCGCAGCCGTCATGCAGGATGTAGGTCTCCCGCGCCACATCGTATTCGATCAGTGCATTGTTGCGCTCGCTCTGCCCAAGGGGAAGGGAAAACCACAACCGCTCCCCAAAGCAGATGCCCACCGCACATGCGCCAAAGCTCTCATTGAGCTTTTCGGAAGCATCCCCCTGCTGCTGACAATAGCTCCCCGAAAATACGCGCGGCAGCTTGCGGTCATCCATCAGTACGATGGTCGTGCCGCTCTGCAAACAGATGCCCTGCGCCGATACAAAGTAGCCTGCCTGCCCGTAGACCGCAGCCGTGCGCCCCGCAATGGTGCCCATCTCGCCGCTCATGCGCGTCACCTGATAGTTCTCCGGCGATGTGCCGTACAAAAGCAGCGCCGTCGTGCTCTTCAGTATGCACAGATCGCCGCCCACACCGTACAGGTTCGTGATCACACCGCCGTCAAACGTGGGCAGGTCCACAAATCCGCCGCCGATCTCCGGCGTTTCGGCGTCGCCCGTCCAGTCATTCGGGTCCAGCATGCGCGAATAATACAATCTGTCCGGCGCATCCTTGTCGCCGCACATCCACACGCGCTCGTAGTGCAGTGCAAAATACTTGCCCCTTGCCGGCACGCCCTCCAGCGCCGCCGAAACCGCCGCTGCACCATCCCAGCACTGTACCTCATCCACGCCGTTGCCGAAGATCAGTATGCTGTCTTCACCTTTTTTGTAGCTTAGAAATCCCCAGCCGCCCGCGCTGCCCGCAAACAGCTGCTGCCACGCACCCTCGCGCCAGACGTATACACCCTCCTGCGTGCCCGCCACAACGTATTCCGTCACAACGCCCGCCGCATCGGTCTCACAGAATACATACAGGCTCTCCGCCTGCCCGGGCGCCGCCTCGGGTATGTAATCCGCAAAGCCCGCCGCACTGCTCAGCCTGCCGTGATCCGTCGCAACATTACGCGCCACGCGCGCCGCCGCAGCGTTTCCTGCCAGCACGCCAAGGCTTTCATCCATCCCCTCAAAGTAGGGGATCACATATCGTCCCACCCTGTCTTTCCTCCCTTATCTTACTTACAATTCGTTCCAGACCGAGTATTCTGCACCCTGCGCTCCCTGTGCCCCGCAAATGCCGCGCTCAAAAGCCGCATACAGCGCACTTGCCGTCACACCGTTGCCGCGCAATTCCTGTGCACGCGCCGCAGCATAGTCCGCCAGCAGCGGATGCAGCTTTTCGTCAAGCTCCACAGGCTCATCCTCCTGCCCGCGCAGTGCTTGTGCTTCCTGCGCCGCCGTGCGTCCCTTCAGTCTGCGCAGCGCGCGCAGATACCCTTCGTTGAGCCAGCGCAGCAGCACGCCGCTGTACTCCTCGATCACATCTTCCTCTGCAAGGTCGCTGCGCGCATAGCCCATGTTCATCAAAAAATGTTCCGTCAGGGCTGCAACCGTCATACGTCCTCCCCCTTTCTCACATCGGGCTGCGGGTCAGCCTGACTCTGCCGCCCGCAGCCCTTATCACACTCGTTTAGTCCTCGATGGCGTGCTCCAGACGCACGATCCAGTCCTGATTGAGGATCACCGCGGTAAAGCCATCCACCTTCCAGCCCACGGTCGCGGTCTGGTCCAGAGGATCGGCGCTGCCCGCAGAGCCCAGAGGCTTTACGATGGTGCGCACAGGGCTTGCGCCCACGATGCCCAGATCCACAACGCCGTAAGCATCCTCACCAAAGATCAGCGCCGCACCCACATCGATGCCGCCTGCGCCGGCGCCTTTGTAGACCACGGTCTCCGAGCTTTCGATGAAGATCACGCCGAACAGCTTGCCGATCTCACCGTTTTCGATGTGCTCCGCCTGCTGATACTTGGCCTTGTCCTCCCAAAGGGGATCGCCCATCAGCGAAAACTTCGCATCGGAGCCGATGATGGCCTTGTAGTAGCCCTTGCCGCCGCGGTTGAACTTGGGCGCGCCCGCCTTTTCCAGCATGCGCACCGCGCGGCGGATGTCGTCAAGGGTCAGAATATCGGTCTCGCTCACCGCCTCACGGGAGGTCTTGCCGCCCATGTACAGCACGTTTTCGCCGCCGGAGATCGCATCTCTTACCAGATGGTCGATGCTCAGCGCGCCCTGCTTTGCCATCAGGTGCACCAGCTGGTTGGTCTGGGTGTTGACGCCCGTCATATCCAGCACATCGGTGGTGGCCACATAACCGCCGTAGGTCTTGACCTCCGCAGTAACCTTCTGCATGTTCAGAGCCTGACCTTCAGGCACAACGCCCTCGGTCAGCGGCGCAGTCACCGCCTGAAAGGGTTCGTAGCGCCAGAATTCCACCACCCTGCCGTTGCCCTTGGGCAGGTTCTTGCGCTGACCGCCCTGATAGAACACCAGCTGCTTTTCCATCTCCATCAGAAGCTTGCCGTCGTAGTAGTTCTGCACCGTAGTGTGCAGGTTCTGGTTGCTTGCCATATTCAAAGTTGCCATATTCTCTCTTCCTCCTTATCGCTTAATCCATTTCGTAAGACTTGCCCGTCTTGCTGACAAATTCATTGATCCTCTCGATCTCCTGCGGGGTCAGCTCGCCGCCGTACCACATACCAAGTCCAAGATTGCCCTCGGTCTCCTGCACAGCATCCGCCTCCGCCTTTTCCCCAAGGAAATACCTGCGGTATACCTCGCCGATGCCCATGCCATCCTCCACCGCACGCAGCGCTTCGGGGTTAGCGCGCAGCGTTTCGGGCGTAAAGCGCGCATCCTCAAGAGCCTCCATCGCCGCTACCACCTGTCTGGCGCGGTCCATCACCTGCATGCGCTGCTCCAGTGCACCGCGCATCAGCTGAACCGCCTGCTGCTCGCTCAGCCCCGCCTTGCGGATAAAGCCTTCCAGCAGCTCCATCGCGTTTTCATTCTTCTTCATGTCCTTCTCCATCCGTTTTCCCTCCTTCCGTAGTGCGGATCGCCTTTACGATCGCTTCCTTGTTGCTCAGGTCCATCAGCTCAAAGGCTGCGCCCGCCGGCAGCGTGCCCATCTGCACCAGCTGCAGCAGCAGCTGATTCTGATAGACGCTTTCGTACTTGGGCATCCTCTGCAGTCTTACCTGCAGGTCGTACTCCCAGCTGCCCAGCGCGTCTTCGTCTGTCAGCACCGTGTAGCCGTCTTCC